ATGTGAGTTTGAAGGCCCTGCTGATTTAAGTTCTATATTACCTACTTTAAGAACGAATCCTTTTTTATTATTTTTTCTCCAAGTATCTCCAAGTTTACCTTCGTTTACCGATTCATTTCTTTTATCTAATGCAAAGTATATCTGATTTTTAACTTTTTGGAATGCATCGGTTGCTGCTTTTTGGTTTCCAACAAATCCCATTTCTAATCCAATTTCATTTGAACGAACACCTTTTTTAGCCAATGCCATAATTTGTGCCGCAATTGGTTTAGATACTACCTGAGTTGGAGTATCCACATGAATAACATGTTTAAATTCTTCCATTATGGTTTCATCTAATCCTAACTGAGCTTCTGCGTCTAAAATTTCATGATAATCTAAATCCTTTAAATCATCTGTTAGGTTTCTACCATCTTCTGGTCCACCTATTACTGAGCCAAATGCACCTTCCGCTCTCAATACACCTCTTATGATTTCTTTTAATCTTTCTTTAACGTGTGTTGGCAATCCTTTATGCTTTGTGGATGCAAAATCTTTCGCATCAACTTTTTTCATAGTATCCGCTACCTTTTCCACTTCTTTCGATGGTGCTTCCATATCACCTTTTTGAGTAGCGTGAACCATACCCATAAATCTTTGTTGTGCTTTCGATACTGCTGGCATTTGATTAATTTTTAAGTTTTACTTTAAAATTTTGAATGGCTACTTCCAATGAATCATCCCATTCTGGATCTTCGGTGATTTCAAATAATCCCAATTCAGTATCCATAAAATATATAGTAGCACCATCTAATGGGGCATATTTATCATCAAAAATTGCATCAATAAACTTTGCCCCTTTAACTAATGGGTTTTTGGTTACTAATTCAATTTCAGATAAAAATACTATGTTTTCATCATCAATTGTCACCGCATTTTCTAATTTCCATTCAGATACTTTCATCTTATTTTAATTTTACTTTAAATTTTTGCTCTGATAGAGGTAAGAATATATCGTATTCTTCATCTTCCACAATAATAAAACTATCTATTTGATTCGGTGTCATATGAATTAGAGATTCTGCTCCATCTTCATTTACCAACATCGCATCTATTAATTTATCACCTTCGTTAGCATAAGTTCCATCAAATAATTGCATTGATTCTGCGATTTCTGCTGTAATGCTTTTGTGATTTTCTATTTTGAATTCTGAAATAGTCATTTTTTGTTATTTTAGATTTATATATAAATATTAACTATTGTAAATAAAGTTATTTTCTTTGGTTAATACTCCTGTAAGCACTGCAAATCTGTTATTATTTTCCGATAAATAAGGTGTCACCGAATGAGAAGGATTATGTTTAACAAAATCTAAAACCGCAAAATTACCCCATTTAGGTTGTTGTTTGAATTTATTACCTATCACTAATTCACATCCATCTCCATCTACCCAATCTTTATTTAAATATATAAGAATATTACAAACCATATTAGGATTCCCACCATCTGCGTGATTATCTATGTAACAATCTTTGGTAAAATTTGTTACATTTATTAGATTTCTATTGATTTCCCAAATTCTATCCAAAGTTTCCTCACCATAACAATATGTTATAATTTCAGAAAATAATTCTCTTATATCAGGTATCAACTCGGATAAAATTTTTGAACCTTCATTATTCTCATTATTAAATGTATAGAATATTTGCCAAACTCTATCTTTGTATTTTCTTTTTAACCAATCGTTTTTAATTATTTCGGCCTCTTTGAATGTTGAGACGGTAGTACTTTCTATTTTATCGGAAGAGTTCCCAAAATAAGAATGAGTTACTCTTGTATAAAATTCTCTATTTAGGAGTGGGTTTAGTTTTTCCAACTTATTTAATAAAGATGGATTTATTTCAGATAAATGACCGAAATAACAGCCATTCTCTTCTATTTCTTTTATCATCCTTGAACCAATTGAATCTTTTTTCTAATATTGGGATACTTGTTTAATCTTCTTCTTACTGCATCAACATTTTTAGAAGAATCATCTACGAAATAAACATTATCATATCCGTGATTTTTTATTTCCCTTTCAATCCAATCCGCTTTTGTTTCAGGATTATTATCACCTAATGCTACTACAAACACATCCTTAATACCACTATCCTTAATAAAATCATATACGGGTTTATAGGCCGCACGAGCAGTAAGGATATAAACCGCTCTTGAAGAATCTCTTACCATTCTTCTTAATAATTCAAAATAGGCTTTAATTTTAATTGGATTTTTTACTTTTTCGAAATCTCTAAAATCAAACTCATCTCCCGGCTTTTCTTTATATACTGCGTATTGTCCAGGTGTTAATTTAGATTTCTTACCATCTTTATGTGTGATATAGATATAGGAAGATGTTTTGACGAGGGTATCATCAAAATCAAATACTCTTAACTTTTTGTCTTCTACAAATAAACTTCTTGCTATCATTAGCCATTAATCACTTTTTTGGTTCTAGCCTTTTTACTCAACTCCTCATTTTCAACTCTTAAAAAATCAACTGTCACTTTAAGCTCTGCAACTTTTGATGTTAAATCTAAAATCATTTGACGAAGTTGTTCTTTCTCCTTTGAAGATTCTGCTAAAAGTGCTTCTAATTTTGAAATTCTATCTCTGCAATCGTGCTTAATAAAATCTTCATCTTTATCTTTTTTTTCAGCTCTTTTTTCATAGTATCTCCAAGCAGATGTCCCCCCTAATACGGTAATTGCTGTGATTAATACTGAATATACGTTTTCCATAATCGATTAATATTTTGGGCCCATATTGCCCTTTTTCATTGAATCAGCCCAAATTTGAAACGTCTTCTTTAAATCGGAAGGTAATTCTTTATCTCTAATTGTTAATGAACCTTGTGGGGAAATATGTGCAATAATTTTGTAATCACCATGTTCTTCTTCCGCTCTATTCCATATTGTTAAACCGTTTCCCATATATCCAGAACCGATGTCATATTTTTTTGCTTCCTCTACTCTAGAATGAATTGGTTTACCTATTACGGGTGTTTCTACAATTGAATGAACTATATCAGTTAATCTTCGCCCTACTGATTCTTTAAATAGTTTATTGATTACACTACCTGGTACATAATCAGGTAACATCTTATCCAAATCTTGTGGAGAAACGGCTTTTAATTTTTCAACTTTATCCGCAAAACCTTTCGTTTCAGAATGTTTTCTCATTCTATCTGCAATAACTTTGCCATCAACTTTTTTATCAGAAAACCCGGTTTGAAATTCTTTTAGTGATTCTGATTTAAATGGGTTAAACAATCCTCTACTATTTACTTCTTTTTCAGTAGATGGTGCAACTTTTGCGTTTTGCTGATGTTTGTGTTTAATCGGATTGTATTTTTCCAATTCATCAACATTAACATTACCATCCGCATCAGTTTTTACCTCACCATACTTATCATCTCCCAATCTTACAATACCAACTGTTTTAGTTCTTTTATTGTAAACTAAATCATCTTTTTTAAATTTACCTTCTTTTAAAAATTCTTCTTTAGATAAAACTCTAATTTCATCAAACTTAATTTCGTTTGTTCCATATTCATGATAGTTTGATGATGCCTGTGAAATGAAGTTTTCTGCATTAGTAATATGGTCTTGAATCCAAGCAGGTATATCCTTTTCGTTTTCACCCATTTTGGCTTTTAATTCAGTTGCCATCTTAATGATAGTATCCAATGAACTTTGAGCCATTGAAACTTCGTGATCTTCCTCCTCTTTTACAACGGTCTCAACTTGTGGTTGAAATGCTCTTGCATAAGGGTTAGAAACAACCTGTCCTGGCTGAACACCCATACCTTTCATCAATTCTTTAAGATTCATATTCATAATACTACTTATATTTGCTTAATATTTTATATGACACTTCTGCCATTTTCTTTAATCCCATTTTTAACATATTCTCCTTATTCACATTAGATAATCCATTGTAAATATGTAGAATTGCATTAGCGGTTTGAACATCCACCAACATTGTTTGTCCGGTTTTTTGGTCTTTTACTTTTGCTGCCGAATGGGAATCTACTATATTTTTTAAAGTATCAAGTATAGAACCCTCTTTATCATTTGCTTCATTTCTACCTAACTTATCCTTCATCTTATTCACATCATCTTCCGAAGGTGCTCCATTAATATATCCATTAGGTAAAGATAATCCTGTTCCTATACCTCCTGGCAATCCTTCAGTATGCGGTGCTTTAATACCATACCCTTTTTTGTAATTTGAAAGGGTTTGTAATGCATTTTTTAATCGGTCTTGAAATAATTTTTTTTGTTCAGGTGATTTTGTAGCTGAAAGTTTACTTTGTAATGCTTTTATTCTATTATTAAGGTTTTGTATTTTATCACCTTGCTCTGATTCCTTTAGATTTTTATATCCCTCTACTACTTTATTTATCGCCTCTTTTACCTGCTCCTTATTTAATCCTATTACCTTTATATCTCCATTTTCGTTTTGATAAAGAGCGTGTTTTAACCCAATTTCATTAAAGTAGGTCATCAGCTTTTCACCAATCAACTTCCCCTTTAATTCTTTTGTTTGTGGTAAACCTTGCGCAACATGCTGAGGTTCTTCTCCTTCGGTTTTCCAACCTCCTCCGGCCGCTTTGTATTGTTTGGCAGCCCAACCATTAGCATACGCAGATGGGTAAACATCGAATTTCTTCTTTGCCTGTGATACATAGTATTGCCACTTTGAGGGGTTAGTGGGAACATTCTTTTCCAAAAATAAAGTAATATTTTCTTTCATATTCATATTGTATATAAATATATCTTTTTTATATTAGAACTATGCGGGAGGGTTGAAATCTTTTTTACCACTTTTATCCCATCTTACTCTTATTGGCTTATCACCATCTGTCTTTTCACCGCCTTTTTTAGCATCTCCTCCGGCTTTTTGCGCGGCTCTCTTTCTATTAACAAAATTAGCTCTACCTTTTTTACCTAATTTATCTGCTGCTGCAGAACTTAAACATGCAGCATAGGCTTCTCCTTCTTCTCCTGCACCACATTTTCCTATTCTCTCTCCTTTACTATTATATCTATCCCAGCCTCCGCCACCTTTACCACCCCACTTACCTTTACCAAACCATTTTCTAAGGTCTTCATTTGTCGTAAGTGAATGTGATGATGGTAATATATTAATACCAACTTTCTTACCCAAATAAATTGTTATAGGAGTTATTGGAATTGGAGATGGAACAAACTTAAATGAAACTAAAAATAGTATTTTCACAACATCTTTAGATTGTGATTTTAAAAATCTTTTTTCTGCTTCCGATACTTCCTCTCCCATAATCATTCGTTGGAATATATGTAGAGCAACTATTGTTTCTTTCTTTTCCCTATCGGTAGCACTTTTAAATTCTTCCCAATTATTTTTTACGAAATGCTTTGTTTTTTCAAGCCAATTTATCACTTTATTTTTTGTAAGGTAGATTTATTGAATCATAATCTTCCGTCAATAATAGAGTATCCTCTAATCCTACGTCAAAAAGAGTATCGGTAATAAAATGTTCGGTATTTGTAAGTGTAGGCTCACCGGTATAATAAAAATAATGTGGAGCTCGTTGTTCTTTTAATTTAATAAGAGTTTCAAAGTTTTTCGCATTGCACCAAAGAGCAAACATATTCAAAAATGTTGGCTTTATTGGATAGTAGGGTTCATTAGTTCCTAAATAGAATTCATTATTATGCCACCAAACATCTACCCAACAATGTAATCCCATTCTAATTACTTCTTGTATCTGAAAAGGTTTATTTTCCTTTTTTTCTTCTACACCGAATATATTACCTCTTAAAGAAATTAAATACATTTGTCTAAATAATAATCAGATTTTGTACTTACTAATTTGTGTTCGTAAGTATTTTTATTCTTTACATTAAATGTAAAATTTTGAAAATCGAATGTGCTCCCAACTCGCACTTGCTCATTAGAAATAAATGAAGATATATTAGCTAAAAGAGAAAAATCATCATTATTGAATTTAGTGACATCTTTAACCAGTATCATTATATCATTTTCTCTTACACAATTAATTGATTTAATTTTTTTGGATAAGTTTATTTTTGTATCTATTTGCTGCTCTCCTATCACATTAATAAAATCACAATCAACATATAAATTAGAAACGAAAGGTTCAACACTTTTCAATAATTCAGCATTACAATTTGATATAATTAACCCAACATCGTATGTGTGAGATTTCTTATCTAAACTCAATCTTCCCCATTTTCTAACTTTATTAAGTATAGATTTATTTTCTATAATCTTTGTATTGTTCTTATGTTCTTCCGAAAATCTTGATGTCTTTGAAACAAAATGATATACAATACTATCTAAACTTACAATAGTTTTAATACCTAATAATTCTAATCGATATAATATATCATCATCTTCACAAAACATCGGTGAATATAAATTATCCATACCACCTATTGAAAGATATATACCTCTATGTTGGGCTATAAAAAATGCAGAACCGTTTGATGTTTTATCTTTGTATTGAGATTGAGTTTCTTTTACAAATTTTTCTAAACCTACATAATCAACCTCATCAAACTCTAACCCAAAATCTTTAATAATTTTACCTGGTCTATCATGTCCCGCAAATATAGGAGGTTCAATTGTTGTGTATGAAACTGCGGTAGATTTGTTAAGGTGTTTTTCTATATTTTCTAACCAACCCCCTAACATCACTATATCATTATGACAAAATACTATGAATTCTTTTGTAGCGATTTCGGCACACTTATTAAATGTATCCGAAAATGTTTTTTTATCATCTGAATAAAAGTATTTTAGATTAACATCGTTTAGGGAATCCAACCATTCATGTGTCCCATCGTTAGAACCATAACTTACAAAACATAATTCTTCATTAGGATATATTTCTCTAAACCTTTTGTAGAATTTTTGAGAATAATCCAAATTATTTTTTAACCCTACTAATGTAGAAATGTTCATAATTACTTTTTATTTAGTATTATTTCAATTCTTTCTTCCAAAGTATATTTTGGTTTGTAGATTGAATTAAATAATGTTGGGTCACAAACTCTATAAGATACTCCAATCGGTTTTTCTAATAAATGCTTTATTCCTTTTGATGGAGTATGGCCACTTATTTGAAACATCGTTTTTGCCAATTCATTAAAAGGAGTTGCAATACCACACCCTAAATTTAAGGCATCTAATTCAACATCATTATCAACAACTGTCATAACTGCCTCCACTATATCATCCATATGAATAAAATCTCTTACTTGCGTTCCATCACCCCATATTTCAAATTCATCAACCTTTCTTTTAATTCTATCAATAAATGAGGGGAATGGATATGTTAAATCTTGATCCTCGCCATATCCACTAAATGGTCTGAATACATAAACTTTAGTTCCACTTTCTTTAACGAATTTTGCCAAGTATTCACCTGTTAATTTAGACCAACCATAAGTGTAATCAGGTAATCTTATATCATCTAAATTAATATCGCTTTCTTTTAATCTATATTTAGAATCTGGATGTTGCAAATATGTTGGATATGCCGCGCTACTACTAAAATATACAACTCTCTTTTGTTTTGTTTTAATCACCCAATTGAAAAATTCCGAATCAATTGATAAATCGGTAGCAACTGATAATGGTTCTTTTTCAATTGTTTCTCTTCCACCTACAATTGCAGCCAAATGTATGATTAAATCAAAGACCTCAGAAGATTGTTTAAAATAATCTCTACAATCATTTCCTTCTTTTAAATCTACTCCTATAATTTCATTTTTATCACCAAAGTATTTTAAAAAAGACCTTCCTACAAATCCTAAATGTCCAGTTATTAATATTTTCATCGTATTATTTTATTGTATAATTCAATGTGCTGTTTTGCTACATTTTTTGAATCACATAGTTCTTCTATGTTTTCAGGTTTATTTATATCAATTGAAACAATGTCACCATTTTGATTAATAATATACATATACCCATTTACTCCACAACACCAACCTTCTAATGTTGTTCTCCCTAAAAGAATTCCCGCAGTAAAATCCATATTTTTTACTACGTTTTCAGTATCCCATCTTTTATCTATGTATTTGATGTTGGGGTGGTTAAAATTATATTTGCTTTCGCTCATCAAATATAAATCCCAATCTTTATCTATACAGTTTTTTACTAAATGGGAGACTGCTTTAAATCTTATATTATCTAAAACTTCTCCAACAAATATTCCTGTTTTCTTACTATACTTTGATTTATCTTTATCATTAAACCTATCTCTATCTATGGGATTATAAATTAGTGATATATCAGTTGGATTAATTTTATAATTATCTATTAATGATTTTTTAATTGGCTCTCTTATAGCGATATAGTGATTTATTCCTTTATTCAAAATAGGAGTTTCACTTCTTATTTCCGAATGTATAATGCTTATTTTCGGTATATTATTATTAAAGTATTTTAATATAAATTGGTTTACCTCTGGCTGGCTTGCTACTATTAAATCGTAATTTTGATTTACATCTATATTATGTAAGTCGCATTGTTTAACATTATTCTCCTCTAATTTTCTTCTTACTAAATCACCCCTATCAATGTCTCTTAAAGTAAAAAGGGTTACATCGATTCCTAATAGATTTAATTCTCTGGCTAATTCATAATGATATAATTCACTTCCCCCTAATCCATTTACATTTAAACAACTCAATAAAACTTTCATAAATTTAATTTAAAAATTACATTTATCAGGTTATCAAATATTATATCATATTTTTGATTTAGTGAATTTATAGCGTTTTGTAAAATAGGGGTATTACCATTATATTCAAATATGATAAACTTTGGGAATATATTTTCATCTATCATCTGATTCAAAACTATTAAATCATTCCCTTCAACATCTATACTTGCTATATCAAAATCCTTATATTTTACTTTTTTAAGAATGTTTGAAAGAGTAGTAGTTTTAATTATTTCACTATTATAACGAACACCTCTATTCGTTTCCCAATAATTTTTATCAATATGGTTTAATGTAGAAATTTGATTAACACCTTCATTATGCAGAGAACCTAAATAAATTTCCTTCTCACCCTCTTCTAAATCTATTGCATAATCGAATATAGTTACTTTATCATTTTCTTTATACAATTCATTTAATTTATTAACACAATCGGTAGTAGGCTCTATCAACACCGCTTCCCACTCGTAATTCTGAATAAATAATCTTGAATTTGAATATGTTACACCATCATTTGCACCAACATCTAAAAACGTTCCGCCTCTTTCTAAATTAAATTCCTTTAAGTGTGATAAGATTAATTCATCTTCATTGTGTTGCGAGTATCCCATTATTCTTCAATTAAATCTTTAATTTTATTTACATCATTTAAGAAATCAAATCCTCTTCTATAATCCATATATTTTTGTTGGTCAATATATGCCACCGAAGCCGCATCAACATACTGTGAATCTCTTTCCGCTTTACCATTATCAGGATGAATATGTTCAAATACAACATCATCAAAATATTTTATAATTTGGCAACTATTACCCAAATCTAACCAGAAATTATCTGCATACATATGAATCAGAAAATTCGGCACCATAAATCCTAATTGATTAATTATGTTAGATGTTAGGCAAACTGCGGTAGGTAGTTTAGCTCCTTGTAACAAATCATTACCGTAAGCTATTCCTATATTATTATTTTCTTCAAAAAATTGTAAAAATTTTGATTCCCATTTTGTTTTAATAATATGGTCATCTCCAAAAAATGCTATACATTTATACTGGTTGGCATATTTCAAAGCAATTTGATTAAGTGTTGGAATCATTCTAATACGTGGATTAATTTCGTATATAACACCGTCTCTAATTGGATACTGATGTGAATCATCATCATCTAATGCTATACATAAATCACTAAACCCTTCGGTATTTTCCTTCCAATTTTCTATAAACCTATCTACATTAGGGAATCTTTTGCTATCACCACTTCTAGATGGGACTACAATTAGAATTTCTTTTTTCATATTATTAAATTTTATCGTAAAAATCGTTTTGTTTTTCTTGTCTTTCTATTTCCTTGTGATGATATAGTGAGTAATTTTCATCTGATGGGAAATTTGTAAAAGTTGTGTATCCGGTTATTCTTTCATGCACTTTTCCATGCCATTGAACTTCTTCGGTATTTTTGTAAATACGAGTTTGATAATCAGGCCAATTTACCCAACCTTTATCATCAACTTTCCAACCCCATTTTTGAATATGTGATTGAGTTAATCCTTCTACGGTATTCACTCTTGGAACAAAAATTATATCAACTTCATTTATAGTCAGAATTTGTTTTAATCTCTCTAATAAAATTTCCGATGGTTCTTCATCTGCATCAATTTGAAAAATGTATTTTCCTTCACAATGTTCTTTTAGATTATTTTTAAAGGATGCAAAATCTTTATTAAGAGGAAATGATATAATCTTAATTTGTTTTTGTATATCACTAATTATATTGAGATAATCCACAACTTCTTTTGTAACTGATTCACTATCATATTGAATAACAACCTCATCCTCGCTATCTATACGCACGAGGAGAAAGTTAATTAATGAGGTGAGTTCTTTTAACTCATTACAAACAGTTATAGCGTAACTTATTTTCATACTTAATCTTCGTTGTGGTGTTTTTCAGAATGTTCTTCCGATTGAACCGGCTTATTATTTGTTGAATTTGTATAACTCCAAGCACTACCACTCGGATAACCATATGCAGTTGATGTACTTCCAAATCCAAATGGTGGATTAGAGTATGTAATAGAACCATATCCAGGCGTAGCTACAATAGTTCCACCACTACCAGATGATGTTAGTGTTGTACCATTTGTATCCGGTTGACACGTTATCCTATATGGGTGGTATGGGTCTACATAATGTGGATGTTGCCATACAGGTGTTGTATTGGGCGTTCCCCATCCACCTTCTCCAATTGGAGTTCCTATTTTCGGTTCATCACTTACTTCTTTCAATTTATCTTTTAATAAATCCCATTGTTTCGGAGTAACATTAAATTCATGCACTCCTTCGGTAAATCCTTTTAACCAAAGGACAAATTCTTTAGATGTCATAACTATGTGTTTGGTTGTGATGTCTGATTAATTACTTCTATTTTTTCCGCAATACTCTCAGGCGGTGGTTCTAAATTAATTTCTTTTTGTTTTATTATCTTTTCGACCTTCTCTTCCTTTTTTAACTCCTGTGGAGTTTGTTTAGGTTTTTCTAATTTCTTCTCCTCATCAATTTTCTCTTTATTAGTATAACCTCTAATCATTTTTGATTTTATATAAGACTTAGTTAATTCAACTTCTTCAACTGATCTTATTGAAGCCATTTTGTATTCTCTATAATTACCATCGTATATTAAAGGTTTCTTTTTTAAGATTGTAAATAGAGGTTTACCATCTAATGGAAATTGTCTTAAAAGAAATCTAAACTCTTCTGCTTCATCAATTTTTTGTTCACTAATTGAATCAGTAGCCGCTTCTAATGCATAAAAGAAATTACGAGGATTTACATGCTTTAATTTTAGTGCAGGAAAATAGTAATGAATCATACCTTTTTCATCTTTACCTCTAAATTTTCCTATTAAAAAAATGTAAGTAGTATCTAATCCTGCCAAAACTTTTGTTTGAGATGGGTCCGCATATTTATAAACTTGTATTTTGTAAAAATTACCAGGTTTCATAATAGTTGTCGAAACCTTTCTACTTGTCTTAAACAATTTTCCCCATAGAGGTAGATATATCCTAGATTCTGCCATTTTTTAGAATTCTGGTAGTATTAAATCAACATGCTTTGCAACCTTTATATGTCTATCACAAATACCTTTTAGGGCCTCTGTCATTTTATTATGTGAAAACTTATTTATATTATCCCTACCTAATTTTTTAGATTCGGAGAGGTATTTATCATAATTATTAAACACATCAATTAATTTGAAAGCCGCATTACTATAATTTACATAAAACCATTGTGATTCAGGTAATAAAAATTGATTTGAAGCTGATGGGTCTACATTTTTTAATTCACCATCTAATAATACTGATTGTTTATCATTTAGAAAATCTAATTGACCACTCCAACCACTACTTATTACTGGTTTTCCTGTCATACTAAATTCTAATAGAGGTCTTCCAAATCCTTCACCATGTGTAAATGAGATAGTCGCTTTTACTTTTGGATGATTATATAACTTCCACATATCATCAGGTGTTAAATCACCATGTATAAGATAAATTGAAACATCACTCTTAACCTGAGATGCTACCTCTTCAACTTTTCGGAGAATTTCTTCTCTATCTCTAATTGAAAATCCCGCTGATGAGGTTTTGAGTATTAGGGCAGGTTTCTCACCCTTCGTTCTACTAAATGCAGAAAGAAATGTTTGAATCATTCCGCCTACATCTTTTCTATCATGATAAAGATTTCCTTGTAACCAATGGCCTACGAATAAGAAACAAAAGTTTTCTTTAATAGAATCTAATTTATCCAAACCATCTAACTCTTTGTAATCAGTTCCTTCAAATAAAACTTCTACCGGCTTTGAAACTCTATGTTCGGTTATTACCTGTTGAGTGGTTTTATCCCTTTCTGTCCATTGTGTCCCAGCTATACCTGATTTAGAATGCTGTGAAGTTGTAATAACCAAATCCATTCGGTTACACCCATCAACCCAATCCTTCGGTATTACAGTCGTTTCAATTCCAGCGGTAACCCCTATATTAAATTTTCCTACTTGTTGAAATTCATTTGGAACTGTCATCTGAACATATACATCAGGTTGTATATTTATTTCACCAACAATATTATCTAGTATCCATTTATGAAATTCATCGTTTGGATTAAGTTGATCCATAGGGGTTGCTCCCCATCTCGTTGAAACAATCTTAATGTCATAATAATCTAAATCTCTAAATGATTTGAGTAAATCTCTTGCATGATCTCCATATCCACTCCTAGTCGCTATTGGAGCTTGATATAATAAAAATGGTTTAGCCATTCGTAACTTATTTTATTTTATATAATTCAAATCTTTCTTTTGGTTTCCAATTTTCAAAGGCCCTTTCCATCCCTTTAACCATTTCATCCGCCATTCTTTGTGAATAGAATCCGTTTTCTGAAAGGATGAACTCTCTACCTTTTAATCCCATTTCTTTCCTTTTTTCTTTCGGAATGTCATACCAATACTTAAATGCATCTGCTAATTCATATACATCTATTTTATCATCTATGATGTAAGGAGTTGGAACTGAACCGTTCATATTTTGAGCCCTTGCCCACAATGGCTTAACCCATTCTCCATGCTCTACTTTATCTTCCCATTCTCTCCAATCATGCAAAGAACCAATCTTAACATAATCTTCTGCGGTTAATAACTTTCCATCCAATTTAAATCCACATTGGTCTTGCAAACCACCTGTCACTAATAAGATAGATGGAACACCTGCCATTATACCTTCACAAGTCGTTAGGCCAAATCCTTCATTACCGGCAATGTTCACCGATACATCACAAAGATTTAGTAATTGATTTATTTGTTCGGTAGATAATCTATTCGTTGAAAATTTAATTTCTGCATCAGGTGCTAATCTTTTTGCAACGGCAACTAAATCAGTTCCATTTTCATCGACCGGCTGTGTATGCATCAATAACATCACCTTCTTTCTCTTTTCCTCCGGTAATTTATCTAAAAACTTTTGGAATGCCCAAATAACATCTGATGGTTGTTTTCTACGAATGTTTCTATTTGACCAATAAACTACGAATTCGTAATCATTACCTGCAAATAGTTTTTGTTTCAACTCATCACTACTATCTTCTAATGGTTTATACAATTTTGATACACCATGTGGAACATAACTTACTTGCCAATCTTCCAACGGCTTCCAAGTTTTCCCATTTTGTAATGCACCGGTTCTTTTAACAATGCCATAAGTTTGCTTAGAGATACAACCCAACCAATCACAACTTTCATAGTAATCTCTATTGTAGTGTGGATCTGGCAAATCATCCCAAATATGGTAGAAGAAAATTGGACAAGTTTGTCGAATTTCATGCTCCATATCATACAACCAAATCCAATAACGAGGGTCGGTAAAATGTAGGATAGCATCTATTTTGTGTTTAGATAATAGGTTTCTAATTAAATCCGCATTACCATATCCACTATTAGGATAAAGTATTACACTAGCATCTTCAACACCACTATGCTTTTTTACATCATCGGATACATCAATTATTTTCCCAACTTCGGGATGTTGAACGGCTGCTGCAACCTGAATCCAATTGTATTTGCTTACGGAACCTAAAACTATTTCTTTTGACATAGTAGCTATACCACTATGCATTCTTAAATCATCTGATAGAAGAAGAATTGTTTTTTTATTATTCATAAATTAAAACTGTGAACCAGAAATTTGTAATTCTGAAAATGAATCAATTTTGTTTTTAAAGTTTGGGTCTTCTACATACATTGTGAGAGAACGATTTACTAATTTTTGTAAACTCATTTTGTCATCAATTGTAACCCTTTTGAATTGCGAATAAAGATCTTTAAGAATCTTTACACTCGTTAGTTTAACATCCATATTATTATCTTTTGTATATATAAATATATATATATTTTTTTTCCAAAAAGATAATTATTTCCAAAAAACTTGTATCCCTAATATGGCGGAAGCCAAAATTAAGCAAATGAATGTTTTTACGGTAATAGGTTCTCTAAAAATTAGTATGCTAAGAGATACGAATACTATTATACCCACTCCAAATCCAATTAGACGGGAGGGCCATAATGCTCCATCAAATGCGTTTACTAAATGGTTTACCGATTTTAGATAGAACCACATTCCTGGCATTGCACTTATTATAATCAATAATGGGTATTTTTGAAACCATCCAAATTTTATACTACCTTGTAGTTGTAAAAAAGATGTAATTTGGCCAATTATTCCCCATAGTATTCCTTTAATTAACTCCACAATGAACAAATTTTTCTCTCCTTAAACTCACACCAATCACACTGCTTCCCTTTGTTAGTTGGATAATCTACATCTTTATATTTTCCCTCTTCATCAAATACACTCTCTACGAAATCCATAAACCCTTTCCATGCTTTATTGATAGAAGGTTTACCACTCGCAGGAACGTGCTTTGAAATACGAGGAATTGGATAATCAGCATCTTCCTTAACTTTTCTTTTAAGGATATGAAATTCTACATTAACCTTATCCTCATCTATCTTATACTTTTCAGCGTAAAACTTTTTGTATAATAAGATTTGTGCGTTCTTAATCGGGTCTGCCTTTTGGTATTTATTCCAACCGGCAGTTGATGTTTTAAAATCTATGATGGTAATTTTCTTTGTAGCAATTTCTCTGATAATAATATCGACAAATCCAATAAAGTGCACATTCTCTTTAATAGGCATATTAAGTGGTAATTCTATTGCCACCAATTCATATCCCTTTTTAGAAAAGAACAATACTAATTTACTTTTAAAGTATTGTAGTATCTTTCTACCATCACCGAAGAATTCTTCTAACTCTTCTTTTGTGCAAGGAAATTCATTCTCTCCTAACTTTTCTTTTTCTTTATTAAAGTTTTCAACTAATCTATCTTTCAACAACATATCCAAATCCATTGCCAACGCCGATGATTTAGTTGCATTATACATTACATCTAAAAACTTTTGTAAGGTTTCATGCATTGCTGTTCCGAAAATCAAATGTATGTTAGCATTTGAAATAGATAGCCCATCAATATAAGATAGCTTATATTGTTGAGGGCAAGATGTCCACATTGAATATTGAGAAAAAGATACTCTTGCCATTATTTCTTTTTGGTTTTAGTTTTTGTAGATTTTTTTTCTTTTTCTACTTCTCCATACTTTGTTTTTAAGTAAGTGAAGTATTCATCACCTTCTTTGATATGAGTGAGAATGTTGTAGTAATCAATTGCTGTATTTTTTGAACAATTGTATTCTACCATAATCAATTCTACTAATTTTTCATTAGCAGATTCCTCACTCTTTCCCTTAATATAACGAAGGTATTGCTTTCCTTTCGGTAAAACTCCTATCATAAAAAGATAGTAAAGTTTAGGCTCCATTGTTTGAGTTAATGGTTGAAATTGGGCAATGGTTTCTACAAAATCATAGTTCATAGAAAGAAATCTATGAATCATATAATTACTCCAAGTCTTTAAATCTTCTTCGGATAATTTATCGAAGTAATTAGGATCTTGGTCTTTTGTTATAGCGTTAAGATGGTCGAAAAGCGTTTTAGCCATTATCCAGCAATATATTTGTTATAAAATTCTAATTTAAATTGAGAATACCCAATTCTGCAGTTTTTTTCCCAATCATCCATCCCACCATCATCACTTACCCATTTGTAAGAAACTATCGGTATTTTGAACTCTTTGCAAACTCTCGTAATTGAGTATAATTCCATTTCAAATATACTACATTTATTTAACAATTCCAACTTTTTAGGGGGAAAGTTTTTAACCTTTTCCTTCGTAATAAAGGTTTCGGATGTGAAGCAGCTAACTCCTTCATTTTCAATCTCTAAATAATCCCCATCCTGGTCGAAAGGGGTGATAGAATAGGGAACTAATGGTTCTGCATCCATATCACCATTATATACATCTTTAACCTTTAATAACATACCCTTATCCATACTAAAACTCCCACAGCTACCAAAATTACAAACTAAATCAGGTTTGTGTTCCAATATGCCCATAGCCGTTTTATATCCAGCGTTTATCTTTCCAACGCCAGTATGAATAATCGGATAATCAAACAAAGTATCATATCCATCTGATTCTTCTTTTAATGCACAAACAAATAATACTTTCATACTCTACTACAATTCTAATGTTAAATTACTTTGAGGTTCTTGTGGAGGAGGTGTCTTAACTTCTTGCTTTTCTTGTTTTGGTTTTCTAAGTTCTGCGGGTATCAACTCATCAACGGGCTTTCCACAACTTCCGCATATCAATATATCAAATGGTAATACCGCATCTTTTGTTGTCCCGGTTACCAATTTTGAAAATTTCTTAATAATAGCTGCGGAGATAAAATACTCACCTCCACAATTTGAACAATTAAAATCCTGTGCCTGTGACCAATCTATTTTTGGCTGAGGTGGTAATTGTTGGTTTCCTAAAATTTGTGCCATAGTTTTTGTTTTTATTTTTTAATGTTTCTTTTTAATACTTCAAATATTTTTTCGTGTCCATTTTCATTAGGATGACACGGATCGGGAGTTCCATAAGGTCTATCCGGCATTAACCATTCTTTCCATATAGTTGTATCATTACCACTATATAATGGTTCAATTAGAACATCAGTTATTTTATTTTTTTCATCTATCTCATCGATGAAGAAAAAGTTTTCATCTTTAAAAGTGTTATAAAAGCAATTTTTAATTTCACTTTCCTCTGTCAAAAATCTTACCATCGATTTAGCGAAAAATGTAGAATTCCCTACATAATAATCTTTGTAATTTAGTTTATATCCCATAATAGGAATTGGTATATCAAAGAATAAGTGTTCTATCTCATTTTTTTCAAACCATTTGTGAACTAAATAAATCGAATAACTGTTTTGTTTAAATAACTCTTTTAGATAATCAACCCATTTTGTGTGGTCAAAATCTTTTTTGTAATGCCAATACTTTCTATTGTAGAAATTTTCGTATTCAGTCCAATAACCTACCCAATCATCTATTCTTAAAATCTCTTCCTTTTCCCCATACTCTTCTCTAAAATCATCAACCCTAAAGCTATTAGAGTTTACTTCTTTAAAAAATCTATTACCATAAAAAGGATTAGGAATAAGGTCTTTATCTATTTGTCTTTCGAAATATGTAGTCTGAAATAATACCAAACTATTCTTATAAAATTCTATTGGTTTATTCATTAGAGTATTACTCCCTACTATATTACCTGCACCACTAATTGATAGGTTAATTAGTGGAACTCCTAACCAATCAGCAATTCTTTGCCCATAGATTTTATCCTTATCAGCATTTAATCCATAACTGATAGAACAACCCCATAATATAACTTTATCTATTTTTCCCATATCCATATTGGTTCTCCAAATGCTTGATTTTTTCCTTCTTCCGCTTGCTTCTTTGAATCATCTGAATAATAATCACTTACGGCAGTTCCAGCACCTCCGCTGTTGGGTCTTTTCGTCATTTCCATGCCAATACACCCTCTATATTTTAACCCCCTAGAATGGAGGAAATCATTCATAGCGTTGGTTATATCTACATACCCACCATCAGGTGCAGAAAACACATCTGAAATGTTTACGGCTAAGATTCCACCCTTCTTCAAAGTCGGAATCATTTTCTCTAATGCCTTATGTAAAAAATTAGTATTCCAATCATCTATTTTTTTATATCTCAAATAAGATTGAGTATCGTGATCTGAATACCTTTCAGTATTGAAGTAAGGTGGTGAAGTAAAAATTGTATCAAAATAATTTTCATATTCCGAATAATCTACATCTTCCGCCGGTTGTGGAATAAATGTAGCTCTTTTTTCACTCTCAAAAAATGTTTGATTAAACTTATAGTATTCTTCTTGCAAAAGATAGTGTTGATGATTATTTAAGTTCGGGTCTATACCAACATAATGTTTAGTATTATCACCCGCATAAAATCCTGCAAATCTATCACCCCATCCTGCCGAAAAATCTAAAATGTATTCGGATTTAAAATAATCGTAAAGTGCTTTTGCAACATTTGGTTTGAATTGAGATGCTACATATTTTCTCAAATTCATCGCCATCTTTAAGGTATTAATGCTTACATCAGTTAAAACCTTATCTAATGTAAAGAATGCTCTTACAATGGTCTTTATTCCTTCAACTGTCTGCCACGTTCTCCAACCGGATGGGCCTCTTACCCAATCAACTTTATATCGGTTCTCTACGTGGAATTTATTGGATGCTTTATTACCAACGGTATACTTTTTGAAATACATAAACTTACCATCAAATGTAAGTGGGTATTTACTCTCTCTACCATTACGAGGAAACCAATTACCTTCAATCAATATATCAGGCCACCAAGTTCCTTTTAATTTTTTGTAATCTTCTAATACCTCTTCATTAGTATAAACCGGTATAGGTAATGGATATGTATGACAGACTTCTGATAGGGTTTCTATAATTTCTTCTTTATCATAAGTTTTTAAAATATATGCCCACTCCTCCTCATCAATAGTGAGGTATGGTTTCATATCATAAAACTTACTAAAGTATTCTTTTATAGTTTTCTCCATATCCAAATAGGTTCACAAAATCTTTTACCTTCCGCTTCCTTTGCTTTTTCTAATGCCTCTTCGGTATAACGGTCTTCATCACCTTCAATAATTGCCCCCGCTCCTGCTGAACCAGGTCTCTTTGCCATCTCCATGCCCAAACATCCTTCGTATTCCGCACCTAATGTTTGGATATAATCATTCATTGGGTTTGTAATTTCAACATAACCCTTTTCTCTATCATTTGATTTAGCATAAACATCTGCAATGTTCACTGCCAAATAACCTCCTTTACGAATAGTTGGCCATAAGTTATGAATTACTTTATGTAAAAATTGTTCATTCCATGCATCAATAGATTTATATCTTACCCAACTTTGAGTATCATCATAAGAATACCTCTCAACATTAAAGTAAGGAGGTGATGTAAATACTATATCAAAATGGTCGGTATATTGTGAAAAATCTAAATCTTCGGCAGGTGAGCAATGAAAATCTGCTTTCTTTTCTATTTCAAAAAATGTTCGGTGTTTTTCATACCAATCTGCTTGCTGACGATATATCGGGTGATTTTCTTTTCTAGGGTCTACGCCTACATAATGCTTTCCGGTTTCACTTGCATAGAATCCCGCTAAACGGTCTCCCCATCCTGCTGAAAAATCTAATACATTCTCTACTTTAAGATAATCGTATAATGCCTTTGCCACATTAGGTTTAAATTGTGCACAAATGTATTTTCTTAAACCTAAACAAGTTCTCAAAGAGTTTCTATCTATCTCATCAAATTTAAGAGTATATAATCCACCCATAAGTGAAACCATAAACTCTCTTGTTTCCCAAGTTCTTTTTGGGCCAGGTGAAACGGTACCGTCTACACTCCAACGATTTGCCTGTTGGAAAAAATTAGAGGATTCATTACCAACATTATTTCTACTGAAGTATTGTTGTTTACCTCTAAATGTTATTGGGTATCTGCTTTCTGATGCTTTTCGTGGAAACCATTCTCCTTCTTTAAGAATGTCAGCCCACCATGTACCTTTTAATTTCTTATACGCATCTAATACTTCTGCATCAGAAATTTGTGCGTAAGGTATTGGGTATTCCATAAGAATGTCGGCCAATGTTTCCTTAACATCATTAATATCGAATGTATTTTTTATATACGTCCACTCCTCTTTACCTATGTGTAAGTAAGGAGTCATTCCCTTAAATTTGTCGAAATAATCTAAATACATTTCTTATAAAGTTATATTTTTTATTATCAATGATGGTTTCTATATTTTTATGAGCCGGTAATCTCAACTTATAAATTGAGCCAGAAATAAATCCTTCTTTTTTACCATGCCACATTTCACTATTTTCATCTACTAATTCAAACCCATTTCTTTCGTAAAATTTTCTAGCTGTTTCGTTTGCAGTTCTAACTGATAGAATAATGTTTTCACATTGCTTTGATTTACAATACTCTACAAACTGATTAAATACTTTTTGAGCAGAACCATTTCTTTCTTTTGATGCTATTTGGTGAATAATCATATCACCTTTTTTCTTTCTAGCAAATGTCTTTCTTGCAATCTTAGAATTACCCTTGCTTTTCTCAAAGGTTATAACTACGCCATCTTGCAATACTACACCACCATTAGGTTTATTAAAGTATTTTTTCAACTTAAATCCTTGTCCAGCCAAATGGGGAAATACTTTTGGATATAAATCAATTATTTCCATTGCTTCTCTGATGGCTGCATCCATTTCATCACCCTCATTTTGTATATTAAGTATTCTAACCATTTATTGAGAAAAATTTATTAAGTAGTATATCATTCTTATACGAATATAAGGATTTTAATTGAGATTTCAAAGTATCTTTACGAAGTTCCATCATATCACCGGTTCTACAGCCTTTTGCAAAGTAAACCTTAGGTCTATAAAGAAGTTCATCTGAAATCTCTCCCTTAAATGCTGCTCTTAATAAGGGTTTCATATGTCCACCTTCTTTTTGATAAAGGGGTGGAATGTTTAGTGTATATTCTACAAACGGTCTCCAACTATAAGGAGTTCTAACCTCTACGGTTCCACCCCACATAATAGATTGGTTCGTTGTTAGAAAGTTTGTTTTATGAACATCTTCTACTAACTTTCTTCTTGCCTTATCGTAATCTTCCGGTCTCCAATGAAACGCCTGAATATGTCCATAACTTCCCCATATCTCATCTGAAAGGTCTCCACTAAACACAACTTTAAATCCTAACTCATTTATTTTTTTGGATAGGGCTATTTGTGCAATCGCTGAACCAACATTTTGCCATCTACTTTGTTCAATCACATAAAGTGTTTCTTCAATTGCATCTTCTACATCTTTTTCAGTCAATATAATTTCATGCAACTTAACACCGAATTCTTTTGCAGCAATTCGTGCATATTTTATATCATCGTTCTTTGTATCACCATCTCCCATTGAAACTACAAATGCCTCAATGTCAGGCTTAATACGCGAAAGTATATAAGTTGTAATTACTGAATCAATACCACCGCTTAGAATTGTGCAAATGGGAACATCTGAAACCATCTTTACTTTTACGGCTTCTTCTAACATTTTTCTAATGTTATTGACAATAGTTTCTCTATCATCATTTATTATTTCAGTTGGAAGTTTGTAATAAGTTTGGGCTGAATGTTCTAATGTTTTGTAATTATATTCTAAATAAGTACCAGGATAAATTGCCTTTACTTGTGTATCATATAAATCAGTAAGTGGAAGGCCTTTCTTTTCGGAACAAAATACTAACTTACCATCGTTATCAATCCCATACCAAAGTGGAAGTTCACCTACATAATCTCTAACTACAAATACCTTATCTATTTTAGTATCAACTATTGCAAATGAAAACATACCATCTAATAACTCAAATGATTTAGTTCCAAATTCACAATATGCGTTTAAAATTATTTCAGTATCAGATTTAGTTTTGAACTTTGTTTTTAGAGATGACTTCAATTCTTTAGTTTCAACGCTATCCCAAAGTTCCCCATTATATACAATACAAACCGTCTTATCTTCATTCCACATTGGTTGATTCGCAGTTGAGGAAAGGTCTTGTATTGAAAGGCGGTTATGCCCTACATAGATGTCATCAATTACATCTACAATAGAAGCATCTCTACCTCTATGAATTATTTTTTGTAAATGGTCTTTGGTTTGCTTTATTGATGTAAACCAATTACCTCCTATTATTCCGCACATTAAAACTTTTCTTTTTTCTTAAAGTATTTGAGGATTATTATCTTACCAATAGAGCCAGATAAAAGAAATAGGATAATTGTAACCCAATCACCCTTTAAAAAACTATCTACTGAATACGCGGTTGATGCAATCCAAAAGGCAGTTTGTATATTAAATAATAAAACTGATTTTGTTATATCATTTTCAACTACCCATTTTATTTCTAAAACTTTAAATACGGCTAACGCTAATTGAGAAAATACAACAAATAAATAAACTAAAAAATCATTCACTATTTAACTAATTGTATTACTGAAATAATAGTTGCCATAAATGTAATCTCCTTATCAACTACTAATGCATCTTTTGATGTTCCTTCCGCTAATGCAATAATAACATTTGCAGTATTTCCTTTTGCGTAATCATCCAACTTATCATATAGAAACGAATAAACATCAGTAAAATCTGAAATACGATTATCAGCTACTAATTGTCTTATTACCATAAACTTATTCCTAACTTCATCTTTTGATTTTAGTATTTCTACTAATTTGATACGAAAATCAGAATCAACTATTGTAGCACTATCAGTTTTCAAAACACCATTAACACAAGCTAATTGACAGGTATTAATAATTTTTCTGATATCAGGATAATATCCATCTACAATAGGAACTAAATCAGCCGGATTAAATTGTATATCCTCTTCTTTTAGAATTTTAGCAATTTGAACCGCTACATCTTTCTTTGTTGGGGGTACAATTTGAAATGATTGACATCTACTTTGAATTGGAAGAATGATTTTCTCTATGTAATTACACGTCAAAATGAATCTACAATGCTTACTAAATGTTTCCATTAAGTTTCTTAACAACGCCTGTGCATTAGGTGTCATATAATCAAACTCATCCAATATAATAATCTTATATGGCTTGAATCCAACTCCACTTGCAAAGTTTTTCACTTTATTACGAACCGTATCAACATTGTTCTCATCAGATGCGTTGATAATCATTACATCGGATTCGATATTTTTTACGATTAGTTTAGCGAGTGTTGTCTTACCTGTCCCCGCTTTACCGAAGAAAAGTAAGTGAGGTATATCACCACTTTCGATATACCCCTTTACTTTTGCTTTGAGATTTTCATTACCTACATAATCATCTAACTTTGTAGGTCTATATTTCTCAACCCAAAGTGAGTGAACTTGTTCTTCTTGTTGTTCGAAAAAACTCATACTTTGAATTGTTTAAAATTATGATAATTGAACTTCTACTAGGAAATATGATGAAGTGAATCCATCAACAGAGAAATCCACATTTGCTAATCCTTCTTTCGATACTTTTAATGTTGCTTTGTTAGCCTCTTTGTTAGCAGAAAGAATCTCTTTGAAATACTTTGCGGAGAATGAAATTGGTTTTACTTCTCCATCGAAACTATCATTAACTACCAACTCAACTCTATTAGTGTTGATGTTAGAATAACCAATAACAATTTTCAATTTACCTTTTTCCGTCAATACAGTAAAATTATCGATGTCACTCAACGCTGATTTTGCTTTGATAAACTTCTCAATAAAATTACCATCCATATCAATACTGATACCGAACTCTGGTAATTGTTTTAAATCCGGTACATTTGGAATAACTGCTAAATCCGCTAATTGGTATTGAACGGTTGTAGCATCTGATGTTAGAGATAATGAAATCGGCTTTTCATCAACTTTTTTCAAAGTGATGTTTACATCATTTCCTAATACACCTAATAAACTTTTTAATGTGTTTGTATTGTAAACACCGACAGTAGAATCTTCGAAATCGAAATCTACCACACTAACTGAACCTAATACAGTCTTATCATCGGAGATAAAACGGGTTGTTAATGTTTTGTTTTCTGCTTTCCAAGAAACTGATTCAACTAATCCTGCCAAATTATACTTTGAGATAAAACGGCTTAAACGATTTTTGTCCATAACGATTGTTTTAATTTTTATTTTTTATTGTTGTAAATATATGTGTTTTATTTCGATTTTCCAAATTAAAATGAGAAAAATTTATCAGATTTTGTAATTTTTAACTGTAAATGCCCCCATCCTAATGCTTTATAAAAATCTTCTAATTTATTCTGCATTTCATGCTCAAAAATCTTATCATAATCAATGTAATTTTTGATGAAAGATTCTACCTCTTCCGGATCATCTGCTCCCTTAAAAGCTATTGTTTCTAATCCTAATGGGTTTTGTTTAAGATATACCCATTTCATTTTATCACCATTCTTCATAGGTGAGTATTTAAACCCACAATTAAAGTGCTTCAACAATTGATTATAAGTCCAAGCAGCTTTAACATGCGCAGGAGTTCCTTTAAGGAATTGGAACATCGCGCCTTTTGCGGGAGTATATTTTGAAAGTTCTTTTACCGAACTACTTTTAGCAATGTTATATGGTTTAACTAATGGAAGTGAACCTTTGAAATTAATAATCTTTTCATCCATAGTTTCCTTTGTTTCACCCTTTAATATATCAATAAGGGTTTGCCTCATAAAATCTTTGAATGATTGAGGAAACGATGAACGAACTACATCTAAACCTTTTACATCTAATCTATCTACCGGAACTCCATTTTCTGCAATAATCCATTGTGCATATCTTTTCTTTGCAATCCATAATCCGGCCCTAGCAACGAATTCTTTTTTAATCTGAAAACGATGTTTATCTTTTGGAACATTTATTAATTTTTCAGATAATATATCATAAAAATTATTGAGATAATCCTGTGTTTCTCCAGCGATACCATCTACTAATTTAGCAACTTCACTATCTTCCATTTGTTTCCAATTAGGATGCCTATGGTCTAATAATGGAACTGCGGAAAAGAATACTGAATCAGTATCAATATAAATGTTGTAATCTGCTTCCTTTGTTCCTAACTCTTTATTGTATTTTATATTAGTCATATCGGCGGTGGATTTAATTACCGTTTGACCAGTAATCGTAACCGCTTCCGCATTATCAATATCGTAAAAACGAAATGAAGGTAATCCTAATACACCATAAAGTGAGTTAAGAAGAATTTTTTGAACCAATTGTCTTTTCTTATAAAATGCATATTTTTCTTTATCACCCGCTTCTCCAAATTGCTTTTCTAGCTTTCGGAATTCAACCCTCTTTTGAAACCATTCATCCAATATTGCAGGAATACAACCGATTTTATCATTCCTATAAATTACACCATTTGAAGCAATAGAGTATCCACTATCGTTGAGAAACTCTTTGAACTTTTCTTTTGTAATTTGCTTTCCTTGTATTGAATAAGAATCATCCAATCCCTTTAAGTATCTTTGTATATCCCAATTATCAACCTTACCCATTTTGGTTTCGGGTGATATATTTAAGGTCATAATAATAGATGGATAAAGAGATGTTAAATCCAAGTCATATACCCAATCGTATTTACCAACGATAGGGTCTTTCACATACGCACCAATAAACTTTTCATCTTTTGCACTCTCATCGATTCCACCGGTTTCTCTCATAGAATCAATCATTCTATCTGAATCCTCTTTCTTCATTTTATTAGGTGCTACTAATCCTCTTTGGCGTAAGAAACATAAGAGTGCTCCCTCTAATGGTCGTGAAGTGAAAAAAACATCTTCATAGGCAACGTGTCCGGCGTGTGCAATACCTCTACACAAATCGATAAATTGTAGCTTCTTATCCATATCTACAATCAACCTAACATCTTCCAAGTTATATTCGATAAACTTTTCTTTATCTTTTTCAAATAACTCATCCAAGTTTCCGGTGTATTCAACCTTACCTCTACCTAATTCAATCTTTGCGACCGTATCTAATCGGTAGTTGTCTAATTCAGTATAATTGTATTCTTTATATAGAACTAAATAATCTAATGCCGATACTCCACCAATAAACCATTTTTTTCTATAAGGTGAATAGAATACCTCTCTAATCGGAGATAATCTTTTTGCTTGTCTTTCACCCAAAAGGTTTTTCAGACGATTAAATAGATAGGGAACGTCAAAGAAATCTATATTCCATCCGGTTATAATTGTTGGGGAAATAGATTCGTATATATCTAAAAATTTATTCAGCATCTCCTTTTCAGTATCGAATGGAGCCACTAATCTATTTCCGGATTTGGATGGTTGTATTGTTCGATTCTTGTCTAATACTAATACATAATAAAAATCTTCAACTGAATCATGAACAGCGATTGATGTAATTTCGTTTTCTGCCTTTTCAGTATCAGGTAGACCAGAATTCATTTCAACCTCAATATCAAAAGTAAGAACTTTATGCCCTTCGGAGGGTAAATCTGAATTGGTATATAAATCTACCAATACTCTGGTTATTTCAGGAACATCAGATTCAAATAAAGATGAATCTTCTTTTTCGTATTTAAAAACCTTTGTTAATTTATCTCCATATATGGATGTCCATTCACCGTTTACCGCAGGTTTAAAAGCGTAACGTTGATATGGCATTGTAAAGTATCCCTTTACATCATCCCATATATGGATAGTATTTGTATTTCTTTGGTAGTATATATTTTGATACATCGTAACTTTTAATTAGCAAATATAATAATAATTTTTGAAATCTCCAACTGAATTAGAGATTTTCATTAATTGCATTAGTATATGCTAATTTTGATTGAACTCCACTAAATCTACTTACTTCCACACCATTTTTTTCAATAACAACAGTCGGAACTGAACGAACTCCGTATTGAGCTGCTAATTCAAAGTTTTCATCAACATCTATATCTTCGAACTTTACATTAGAATAACCACTTTTCACTTCTTCAAAAACTGGCTTTAAGGCTTTGCATGGCCCACACCAACTTGCACTAAATTTTTTTACACTAATCATATTATTTTATTTTAATTTATTAACCTTCACAACTTACACACTCTGGATCCATTGCCTTTGCCGCTATATCACCTCTTAATACCGATTCGGTTCTCATATAGTAAAGTGTTTTAACACCTTGTTTCCATGCTTCCAAATGAACTTGATTAACCCATTTTGGTTCTGCGGTTGCAGGAAATGCTAAATTTAGAGAAACTGCTTGGTCGATGTATTGTTGTCTCACACCTGCTTGTCTTACTAAATCCAATTGATTAATTTCTTTAAATGTTTTGAATACATCTTTTACTGAACTACATCGATGTGCCCTTTCATCAATTGATACTTCTTTACACTCAACTAATTTATCACCTGAAAAACACCAATCATCTAAAAAATCCAATCCTTGTACCGAACCTCCATCTGCAAGAATTTGATCCCATACTTCTTTATTGTTTTTACCAATCTTACGAAGCACTCTTTCCAATTCAGGATTTTTTCTAATAAATGTTCCTTTTGAAGTTTGTTCGGTGAATACATTTGCTGCCCACGGCTCAATACCACTACTTACATTACCACTTAATTTTGAGTTTGATACAGTCGGTGCTACTGCTCTTAAATGTGTATTACGGAATCCACTCTCTCTACACCAAAGAGGTTCTCCATATTCTGCTGCCAAATCTCTACTTGCACTCTCACTTTCTATTTTCATTTGTGAGAAAATCTTACGAGTTTCAAATTGGGCTTGTAATCCTTCAAATGGTATTCCCTTTTGTTGTAGGTAAGTATGCCACCCTAATACACCTAATCCTAAGGCTCTGCCTCTTTCTGCTGAACGAACTGAATTTTCAAAACCTTTCATATTCTTAGCTCTTTGTAAGAACTCCTCCAATACACCATCTAAGAAGATAGTAGATGTATAAACTAAATCAGTATCTTTCCATTCATCGTACTTTGCTAAGTTTAAGGAACTCAAACAACAAACGAATGAATGTTGCTCATCGGTATGTAATACAATCTCTGAACAAATGTTAGTCATGTGAACTTTTAAACCATTCTTTTTGTACATTTCAGGATTTGCTTTGTTCACATTTCCTTTGTACATAATGTAAGGTTCTCCAGTTGCTTTTCTTTTCTGAAGTAATTTACCCCATTTTCTTCTTGCTTCCGGATCTCCTTCTTCTAATTTTTTCATAAACTTATCACTCACTACTACACATTGGTGTAAGTTAAGTGATTGACGGTTTACATCACCCTTTGGTTCTCTAATCTCTAAAAAATCATCAAAATCTTTATGTTCGATTTT